ACCTTGTTCCGGGCGCGCATCGCCAGCGACTTCGCCTCCAGCAGATGGGAGATGACGCGCTCCCAGGAGGCGCCCTCCTCCCAGGGCGTGAGGTCGTAGCAGTCCTGGCGGAGGAGCAGCTGGTTGACCTTGCCCAGGGTGTCTCGGATGGCGCGCCGGGCGAGGGTGGGGTCGAGGTTCAGGGTGGCGGCCGCGGCGAGGGAGGGCGTCACGCCCATCACGACGTCCAGGGCGCCAGCGAGGGCCTCGGCCGGGCCCAGCGGCAGGCCTCGGCGCAGGGCATCGGCCTGGTCCACCGTGAGCGGGGTGGCGTAGCTCACGCTGCCCGCGGCAGCGGCCGCGGCATGATCGGCGCCGGCGTGCGGGGGGGAGGCGGCGGCGCGGGCCTCCAGGGGATCAGCTTCGGGATTCGCATTGGGCATGACTTCTCCGTGCGGGCAGGGCCCGGCTGGGGCACGCCGTCCTGCCTGACGGGTGCGGTGGGGGTTGAAGGGCGCCCAGGGAGGGGGGATGGGCGGCTTGCTAGACCCAGAAGGTCGCACTTTCTGCGATAGCAGTCAAGGGGTCAAATTCGCAAATTCTGCGATAGGCCGTCCGGGCATGGAAAAGCCCCCGGGTCCGGGGGCTTGGTCCGGCAGGAGTTGGGGCTACTTCGATAGGTCCCAGGACCAAGTGAAGCCCATCCCACTGCTAAACCCGTTCGTGAAGATGACCTTCCGAAAGCCCATGGCCTGCGCCTCCCCAATGAGCTCGCCCTGCCCCATCTGGTAGGCTGCAGCCTTCGAGGCCAGTGCCCACTTGATGCGGAGGACATCCTTGCCCGGGCCCTCGGCGGTGACGTCCACGCTCATTCCCTTCTCGAGGAAATGACGCTCGACCCGCTTGGCGTACTCGACACGGAGCCCCTCGCCCATCTTCTTGGCCTCGGCCAACCCCTTCTTCTGCTCTGCGGCGTGCAGGGCCGCCGCCTTTGTCTTGGCCTGGGCCAGCCTGGCCCTCGCAGCGGCCACGCCTGTTGTCTCGGGTGAGGTGGCCTTGAGGTGCTTCTCTGCTGAGGCTAAGTCTGGTTTCTCGATCATCGCCAGCGCTGCTTGCAAGTGGGCATCTGGGGTCATGGCGTTGAACGCGTCGGCGGCCGCCTTCTGCTTTGCCGCGACAGCGGCTGCCTCTTTCTCGGCCTGTGCGATTCGTTCCGCGTTGGCGCTGGACATAGCCCAGCGTCCCAGGCCCACCGAGACACCAGTTAGAGCCAGCATCCCGAGGCAGCCAATCCCAAGGACCTTCGTCGTCGTGCTCACATCACCTCCAATGGACGGTCCCAGGAATCTTCGTGGCGGGAGGGCAGGTGGGCAAGTCGAATCCGCCCGATCCTGGCCGCCAGCCCTCGGCTTTCCGAATTGCCATCCCCGAGCGGGCCGTAGTGCCGCGACAAGGCCCCAATGAAGGCGTCCAGGCTGGCGTTCTTGTAGGCCAGGATCCGGGCCTCGGGGATCAGGGCGCAGGCGGCCCACCGGTCGGCGGCCGCCTCGTCCTTGTCGTAGAAGAGCTCTCCCCGGGGCCCGGCGTGCTGGTGGAGGTGGCCCAGCTCGTGCGCTAGGGTCCAGGCCTCCTGCAGCAGCAGCACGCCCTTCGGCAGGACGATCACCGGCGGCTCCGCGCCCGCACCGGCGATGTAGATGGCCTCGCCTCCCGAGTCGGCCCAGGTGACGAGGGCGCCGCGGGCTTCAGCGGCCAAGACGAGGGTTTCGAGCGTGGGGTAGCGACGGCCGTACCAGGCGGGCTTCAATGGGACCTCCAGGCCGCCATGGGACCTCGATCATATCCCGTGTCAATCCCGTGATCGCTTCGGCCCCTCATTGCTTTTCGCCCTTGTGACCTTCGTCTCAATCGTGGCCTGCATGGGAACCGAAGTCCGGAGCACGGCCTGCCACGCCTCGATGACCCTGGCGCGAGCCTCGGGTGTCAGCCGCTTCAGGTTGGTTCCCAGAGCCCGCAGGTCGAACTGTTCCTCCGCAGAGTAGGGCAGGGCATCCTCGGCGACGCCCTGCTCCTCCACCAGCGGTTCACCTGGCGCGGGCGGGCCATCAAGCTCCCAGAGGCTCACACCGAAATAGGCTGCGGCGAGCTCCAGGGTCTTACGGCCTGGTCGGCGCGACTTGTCGTAGCGCCACTCGTGCTCGAGGCTGCGGGTGGACGACCGGCCCAGCGCGGCGGCGACTGCTTCCAGACTCGTGCCCTCCGCAACCTTGGCGTCCACCAGTTCGACGAAGCGCGCCCGCTGCGGCCAGGTCTCGGGAAGCTCTGGGTTCTTGGAACGGGCCATCCCTGAATGTTGGGTAAATATCGCATTTTCTGCAACTTCGCTATTCATGCGACATTGGCCCCTTGCGCGCCTCGCAAATTGTGCGACATTGAGCGGGTATGAAAGTCTCTCTCCCCGCCTCCATGTCCGTCTCGTCCCTGGCCGAGCACTGCCGGATTCACCGCGCCAGCATGTACAGGGCGTTGAACGAGTTCGACCCCGTCACGCTCGTGCACAACTGCGGCCCCGAGCTGGCCGCCGACATCCACCGCGCGACCGCGGGCGAGATCCCCTGCTGGGTCCTGCGCCCCGATCTGTGGGCCCCGGGCCAGGTCCCTCCCTGCCTGCTCGACCTGGACGCCACGGCATGATCCGCCCCGCCTCACGTCTCGCCGCCCTCGTCGGAGCGCTTCCGCCGATCGAAGCGCAGCACCTGGGGCTCGCGCTCCGGGACGCCGGCGCCTTTCACCTCTTCACCCCCACCAGGCTGCAATCGGGAATCACGGTGCGCATCGAGCGAATCCGCCCTGCCGGGATGCCTGGGGGCGCCGTCCGACCGCGTGAGGACGGCTTCACCATCATCCCCGCCCCCGAGCCCGCGTGGCGACGGGCACGGTTCGCGCGGCAGCGAAGACCGCGCACCGGACGGCACGGCCAGCCCTGGCGCTGGCGGGCGGGGACCCTCTTCAGCGCTCTGCAGCCTCGGCCCCTGGTTCGGGTGTCGGCGCGCATAGCGCTGGTCCAGCAGAGCTCGCAGCTCAGGGTGCCGCTGATGCGGCCGCTCCGGCTTCGGGACCTCGCTGAATCGTGAAGGTCCGGCTGGATCTGCCTGTCCGTCCGGGCCCTCTTTCCCTTTGCTTCCCTTGCTCAAGACTCCCCCTTCAAGGAATCCGACATGCCCCAAAGTCTGCCGGGCGGCACCGATCAACGCCAGCCCCAATCGCATGACGAGTCGGCGCTTCGACTCAAACGCCGGATGCAGCTCGAGCTGCAACTCAGCGGCCGCCAAGCGAAGGCCGTCGCCATTGATCTCGAGGTGGATCCCGCCAAGCTCTCCCGCTGGCTGAGCGATCACTCTCCGGACGTGATCCCGGCCCACCGTCTGGCCGACTGGTCCCGCTGGGTCGGTGGTGGCCTCTTCGCCTGGCTGCAGCGCGACCAGCCTGAGGTGGGCGCAGCTGTGCACGACGAGGAGGAGGTGGGCGCCCTGGCTGTGATGCTCGCCACCAGCAGCGGCGCCACCCTCGCCCAGCTCATCCAGGACCTCGAGGACCAGCACTGGAGCACCACGGAGCGCCGGCGCGCCCTCCCAGGGCTCCGCAAGCTCAAGGCTATCGTCGACAGCCTGGTGCTGCAGGCGGAGAACGAGGTGGCCTCATGACCCGCGCGACCTTGCCTCACGAGAACTGGATGGCGCTGCCCGCCACAGCCCTGGCCATGGCGGCCTTCTTCACGGGCCTCGCCATCTTCACGCCGCCGGCGCCGGGCAAGGTGATGCAGCCGGCCCCCATCGAGAGCACCGCCCCGCCGGCGCCGCAGGACCTGCAGGTGGCCAGCTGGTACGCCGAGCCCTACTCTGGGCGGCCCACCGCCAGCGGCGAGATCTTCGACCCAGAGGCCATGACGGCCGCGCACCGGAGCCTTCCCTTCGGCACCAGGCTGCGCCTCGAACTGGCGGGCCGGTCCGTCGTGGTGCGGATAAACGACCGTGGTCCGTTCCACCGGCAGCGCGACCTCGACCTCAGCCGAGCGGCCGCGCGGGAGCTGCGCATGCTCCACGCCGGCGTCGCCATCGTCAACGTTCGGGAGGTCCGGTGATGGCCACTACCGAAGAACGGTTCTGGGAGAAGGTCGATAAAACCATCGGTTGTTGGAATTGGACGGGCTGTTGTTGTCGAAAAGGTTATGGCCAGTTTCGATTCAACGGGTCCACACAGAAGGCCCATAGAGTGGTTTTCGAAATGACAATTGGGCCAATTCCTGAGGGCTTGGTAATAGATCACCTCTGTCGGAATCGCCGGTGTGTGAACCCTGCTCACCTTGAGGCTGTGACTAGTCGGGAGAATTCTCTGCGGGGTTTCGGGGTTGCTGGAATCAAGGCTCGTAGAACCCATTGCGAGAAGGGGCACCCCTTCAGTGGTAGGAACTTAATTGTCTGTCCTGACGGGGCGCGGCGGTGCCGGACATGCCGAAACCAAACAATGGCTGATTTTCGTGCGAATAGAAGGGAAGCGCGGGTGTGCCGATGAACCACCACCCGACTCGCAAGCCCTACAAGCCCACGGCGCCGACCGGCTGGGCCGAGCTGCTCGTTCCCCTCGCCGTCGGCTTCGTCTTCGGCGCGGCGACGGTGGCCGTCTTCATGCTCTGGGGGTCGCGATGAGCGGCCGCGGATCCCACATCGCCGAGGGTGGTGGGAAGGTCCACGTCGTGGTCCTCCTCGAACCCTCCCAGGTCGAAGCCCTCGACCGCCTCGCCAAGGCCAAGGTCAGCAGCCGCAGTGCCGAGGTGCGCCAGGCCGTGGCCGAGTACATCGAGCGCGCCCGAGGTGCAGCATGAAGCTCTTCGAGATCTTCGTGGCCATGGAGCCCGTCGCCAAGGGCCGCCCCCGCGTCACCGGCAAGGGCTTCGCCTACACCCCCACCAAGACCATCCAGGCGGAGCACCGGATCCAGGAGCAGGTCGCAACCGCATGGCCTCGGCCAGTCATCGAAGGACCGCTCGTCGTCGGCATCGTGGTGCAGCTCCTGAAGCCCAAGAGCGCGCCGAAGACCCGGCCCGTGTGGCCTACCACCCGACCCGACGCCGACAACTACGGCAAGCTCGTCCTCGACGCCCTCAACGGCATTCTGTGGCGCGACGACAGCCAAGTGGTGGACCTGCGCATCAGGAAGGTCTACGCCGAGCACATCGGATTCCAGATCGAGGTGGCCACCATCGAGGCGCAGGCCGAGGCGGTGGCGCCGCTGCTGCTTGGGGAGGCTTCCTGATGGGCCAGACGACTTATTCAGACCTCCTGAAGCACCCGAAATGGCAGCGCCGGCGCCTCGAAATTCTCGCCACAAGGGGCTTCGCGTGTGATGAATGCTGCGACGAAGACACCACCCTCCACGTCCACCACGACTTCTACGTGAGGGGTTGGATGCCCTGGGAGTATCCGGACGAGGCTCTTTGGTGCCTATGCGAGCACTGCCATAGGGCCAAGCACGAGCGCCTCGACCGAAAGAGGAGGGGCTGCTGATGGGCCGCATCCGTTCAATCCATCCCGACGCCTGTATCTCTGAGACGCTGGCTTCCATCAGCGCCGAGCAGGAGCGCACCTTCTGGCGGCTGCTCACCTGCTGCGACGACGAGGGCCGAGCCCTGGCCAACGTGAAACTACTGAAATCCTCGCTCTATCCGATGCACGAGGACGTTTCCCCCGCAGACGTCGACAAGGACCTCATCGCGCTCGAAAAGGCCGGGCTTATTCGGCTCTACCACGTGGCCGAGAAGCGCTACCTGGAGGTCCGGTCGTGGAACGAGTACCAGCACCCGAAGAAACCGACGCCCTCCAAGTTCCCCAATCCTCCCACTGAGGTTCCCCACCAGTTCCCCACCAGTTCCCCACCGGAGGGGGAGGGGTTCCCACAGGAGAAGGAGAAGGAGAAGGAGAAGGAGAAGGAGGTAGGAGGGGGAGAGGGGGGAACCACCACCCCACCCCCTGCAGGGGGCGGGTCCCCTCCGGCTGCCGCCGGACGTCGGCCCAGGGCTGGGCGCTCTGCTGGCTGGCATGGAACCTTCCCAGTGCCCGTGGTGGAAGCCTCGGTGCGCATCATGGCCTTCTGGCCGGATCCGAAGCGGGGAGACCTGCAGCCCGGGGAGAAGCGCCAGCCGGTTCCCGTGTCCTCGCCTCCGGAGCTGGCCCGCCGGCTGCTCGAGATCAGCAGGGCAGGGGCCTCCCTCGAGGTCTGCGTCGCCATCGCCCAGCGTGCCGTCGCCGAGTGGGAGGACGGGAAGTGGATCAAGGCTGCCGAGCGGTTCTTCGGCAAGGCCAAGGACGCGCCCTGGGACGCCTACTACCAGGCCCACGTCACCAACGCCGCCTCCGCCCAGGCCGCTGAACCCCTCGCCGTCGGTGCCGCATGACCCGCCCACCCCGCGCCCTCCCCGAGGACCCCGAGCTCGAGCGGGCCGTCCTCGCCTCTGCCTGCGCCCCGGGAAGGTCCCAGGACGCCTGGAAGGTTTCCCTGGGCCTGGTCCCCTCGGACCTGATCGTTCCCGCCCACCAGGCGCTGCTCCAGGCCCTCGGCGACGTGCTCGCAGCCGGTTCCGACGGCGAGGTGGATGCGCTGCGCCTGAAGGCCGCCCTGGAGTCCCGCCGGCAGCTCGACCGCGTCGGAGGCTTCACCGGCCTGGTGGAGATCCTCGCGACCGAGGAGATCTTCAACCTCGACCCTCCTCTGGCCCGGCTGCGGGACCTGGCCCAGCGGCGGCAACTGCTCCGGTCCGCCTACGCCGCCCAGCTCGCCGTCGAGCGAATGGAGGACGATGCCGTCGCGATCATGCAGGCGTTGAACCAGGACCTGCACCGCATCCAGATCTCCGGGACCAAGGTCCGCGCCTCGAGCTGGACCGACATGCTCCACCGCATCGCGTCCCAGGAGGCTTTTCGCCCCGAGGGCTACGGGGACGCGGCGGGCTACTGGGGCATTCCCCTCCTCGACGACCAGGCTTCCATCCCCTCCGGCGAACCGACCCTCATCGCGGCCCGGCCCGGGGTCGGCAAGACCGCCTTCGGCGTCCAGGTCGCGGCCGAGAGTGCCATCCGGGGCAAGCGCGTGATGGTCGTGAGCCTGGAGCTGGAGCCGGAGATCTTCGAGAGCCGCGTGGCCAGCTACTTCCTCGACCGCCACTCCAGCCTCGAGTTCCAGCGCGGGAGCTACCACTCCAGCCTGGCGCGGGAGCTGGCTCAACAGGCCCAGGCTCTCGAGCGCGGCGTCACCATCGGCTTCCCTCAGGCCACCCCCTGGCCAGTCATCGAGGCGGAGATTCGCCAGCGCCACGCCCGGGAGGGCCTCGACCTGGTCGTGGTGGACTACTTCAGCTACATCGGCCGCCCGCCCGTCACCAAGGGCAGCAACGAGGCCTACGCCTACGCCGCCGTCTCCGAGGCCATCACCCGCACCGCCAAGGACCTCGGCATCGGGATCGTGGTCCTGGCCCAGCTCACGAAGGACGCCGACGGCAAGGAGCCGAACCTGGGCGAACTCGCCGACACCGACCGGCCCTCCCGCGACGCGGCCATGGCCCTGCTGGTCTGGCGCGACGCCCGCGGCGACCTGAAGGCCCGGGTGAAGAAGTGCCGGCACAACCCCGACGGCCTGGGCAAGCTCCTGCACCTGGTCTTCCCGAACCGCGGGTGCAAGCTGGCGGCGCTTGAGCGGGACACGAGCGAGGGGATGCAGAAGGCGGCGTGCGCGCCGGGGCCGAGGATGCTGTGAAGACCGCCAAGCCGAAAAATACGGGCCAGTTCGGCAAGGGCAACCCTGGCAAGCCGAAGGGCGCGGTGAACAAGAACACGAAGGCCCTGAAGGACATGATCCTCGCAGCGTTGAAGGCGGCTGGCGGCGAGAAGTACCTACTGGCCCAGTCGAAGACCAACCCCTCCGCCTTCCTCGCCCTGCTCGGCAAGATCCTGCCCGCCGAGATCCGGGCCGGCAACCCTGACGGCTCCCCCTTCAGCCACCTCACACCGGAGCAGCTGCTCGCCGCTGCCGATGCCCTAAGGCGGCAGCGTGGCTAGCACTTGGCCCCTCGACGCCTACGTGCCCCTCCAGTGGGCGGGCTATCGGTTCGCGCCTCACCACCGCGCCCTGGCCGACAATCTCATGGACGTCACGGACGGCCGGACCAAGCGGCTCATGGTCTTCATGCCGCCCCGCCACGGGAAGAGCATGCTGGCCTCGGAGTTCTTTCCGGCATGGCACCTTGGGCGCCATCCCGAGCACCAGGTCATCGCGGCCACCTACGCCCAGGGCCTCGCCGACGACTTCGGCCGGAAGGTGCGCAACCTGGTCGCCTCCGAGCTGCACCGCGGCTTGTTCCCGGGCTGCACCCTAGCCGACGACAGCCAGGCCGCCAGCCGCTTCCACACCGCCGCAGGTGGGGCCTACTTCGCCGTCGGCGTCGGCGGGCCCATCACCGGCCGCGGCGCGCACCTCCTCCTCATCGACGACCCCGTGAAAGGCCGCGAGGACGCCGAGAGTGCCGTGATGCGAGGCCACCTCAAGGACTGGTACACCGCGGTCGCCCGCACCCGCCTCATGCCCGGCGGCGCCATCGTGGTGATCCAGACCCGCTGGCACGACGACGACCTCGCCGGCTGGCTGCTGCGGGAGCATGCGCACGAGGGCTGGGAGGTGCTGAACCTGCCCGCGGTCGCCGAGCCCGGGGACCAGCTAGGCCGCGCCGAGGGTGAGGCCCTGTGGCCCGCCTCCTACCCCCTTGAGGACCTGGAGAGCATCCGCGCCGCCATCGGCTCCCGCGACTGGGCCGCTCTCTACCAGCAGCGCCCCAGCCCCCAGGGCGGCGGCCTCGTGCGGGTGGAGTGGTTCAAGCGCTACGAGGAGCCCCCGGCGAACCCCCGGCGGATCATCCAGAGCTGGGACACCGGCCTCAAGGCCGCCGAGGTCAACGACCCCAGCGTCTGCACCACCTGGGCCGAGACGGAGACGGGCTACTACCTCCTTGACGTCTACCGGCGCCGCATGGAGTACCCGGACCTGCGCCGCACCGTGGAGAGCCTGGCGCTGCGCTGGAACCCCGGCACGGTGCTGATCGAGGACAAGGCCAGCGGGCAGTCGGTGATCCAGGACCTGCGCCAGGGGACGAACCTGCCCGTGGTGGCCATCGAGCCCAAGGGCGACAAGGTGGTGCGCCTGCTCAGCGTCACCGCCCGCATCGAGGCGGGCCGGGTGTTCCTGCCGAAGGTGGCGGCTTGGCTTCCTGAGCTGGAGGCCGAGCTCGAGGCCTTCCCCAACGGAGCCCACGACGACCAGGTGGACAGCATCAGCCAGGCGCTCAGCTACCTGGCCAGCGGCGGCGGCGGGACGGGCCTCCTTGACTGGATGCAGCAGGAGGCGGCCGCGAAGGCGGAGGCGGAGCGCAAGGCCAAGGACGAGGCTGAACAGCAGCGGCAGGGGGCGGCATGACCGGAGACTGGATCAGCGTCAAGGAGGCTGCGGCCCTGCTCGGCTACTCCGAGGACTACTTCCGCCGGGTCTTCTGCGCCCCCGACGCACCCCTCCTCACCATCCGCGTGTGGGCTGGCCCCCGGGGCGGCCGGCGCATCGTCGTCCAGCGCTTCTCGGTGGAGGCCCTCCTCGAGGACCAGGTGCGGCGCCCCGCCTGAAACCCGCTTTGTTCCGGGAAACCACGGGAAACCCGTCCTAACCATCAGGCGGAACACGCACCCGCGCGGGACTGTTGGCATGGAGCCCCCGCCCCGTGCCCTTCACCGCTGAGACCATCGCCCGCGTCACAGCCGCACCGGCGGACAACGTCGCCGCCGGCTGGCCCTGGCTTCTGTCTGCGCTGAGCCACGAGGGCATCCTCTGCCGCCCCGTCGAGATCGCGGCCGCCGCGACCGTGGTGGTGGAGACGGGCATCACCGTGCACGGCAAGGACATGACCTTCCTGCCCATCAAGGAGCTCGGAGGCCCGGACTACTTCCGCAAGATGTACTGGGACCGGCCCAACGTCCGCCACAGCCTCGGCAACGAGACCCCCGAGGACGCGGTCAAGTTCCACGGCCGCGGCTGGGTCCAGATCACCGGCAGGGACAACTACGAGCTCTACGGCGGGCTGATCGGGCAGGACCTGGTGCGGTTCCCCGACAAGGCCCTGGAGCCGGAGCACGCCGCCGCCATCCTCGCCAGCTACTTCCGCCGGGCCCGCGTCGCCGAGGCCGCCATCAACGGCGACTGGCGCCGGGTGCGCGCCCGCGTGAACGGCGGCTTCAACGGCTGGGAGCGCTTCTGGACCGTCGTCCAGGCGCTGCAAAAGGAGTCCGGGGCCTGATCCCCGCCCGGGCCAACCGGCCCCTTCAAGGAGTTCCACATGCTCAAGAACCTCGACTGGAAGACCCTGCTGCTGTCCAAGACCTTCTGGGCCGGCCTCATCGCCCTCGGCACCGGTGCCGTGCACGCCTACGGGCAGTGGGTGGCTGGTGCGAAGGCCACGGCCCTGACGGAGCTTGGCATCGCCTTCTCCGCGTTCCTCGGCGCCATCGGCATCAAGGACGCCACCAGCGGCCCCGTGAACTGACATGCTCTCCGGCTTCCTGGCGGTCCTCGGGTGGAAGATGCTGGCCTACACGGTGCTGCTCGTCGGCGCCCTGGTCCGGCTCTCTGTCTGGAAGGGCCGCCACGCCGAAGCCACGAAGACGCTCGCCCTGCGCGACGCCGAGATCCAGTCACTGAAGGCCCAGCTCCTCGACGTGGGCGCCCAGGTGAACGACTGGATGGCGAAGGGGAAGGCCGCCGTCTCCAAGGCCAACGCGGCCCAGCTGGAGGCGGCGGAGCTGCGCCAGGAAGCGGAGCAGAGGGCTGCGGCCGCGCTGCTGACCCCCGTCCCCGACGACCAGGCGCTGGACTTCCTCCGGAAGGAGGCCCAGCGGTGAGCGGATTCGACGACAGCGGGTGCCTCGGCTGGGTCATCAAGCCCTTCGTCTGGGTGTGGAGGCTCTTCCAGTGAACCGCAACTTCATCCTCGCCATGCTCATCGGCCTGCTGTTCGTCAGCTGCGCCCGGCCTGAGCCCGTCGTGCGCCTGGTCCCCACCCCCGTGGCCGTCCCCTGCCCGGAGCCGCCGGTCCTGACCTGGCCCGCCCTCCCGCTGGATGCCGTCAACGAGGCGACCCCGCCCGGCGCCGTGGCCCAGGCCTACGTGGCCTCCATCTACGTGCTGAAGGGTCGCCTGGCGCAGGCGCTGGCCCTGCTCAACGGCTACCGCGAGACGTCCCCGAGAACCGAGATCCCCGCGCCAAAGCCGGTGAACCGATGACGCCCCCCATCCCGGAGGACTGCCCCGTGGCCTCTGCAGCGAGCCAGACCCAATCCTTCCGCATCCCGACGAAGTTCGGCCTGTCGGAATTCCTCAAGATCCTCGGCTTCATCGGCGTGCTCGTGGCCGCCTGGTTCCGCATGGAGCAGGGCCTCGCCGAGATCCGCCAGGAGCAGAAGTTCGACAAGGAGCGCATGACGAAGATCGAGGAGGGGGCAACCTCAAGCGCCTCCGAGCTCCAGAAGCGCCTCGACAAGATCGACGACAAGCTGGACCGGCTCATCGAGCGCCGAGGGGAGCGGTAGATGCCTCCCACTGGCGGGCGCGAGACGCCGATCGCCATGCCCGCTCAGGGCCTCTTCTCGTTCACGACGAACCCGAACGAGTGGTTCGGCCCCGGCAAGTCCCTGGCCCCCGCCGCCCAGGCGCAGACCGAGGGCCGGGCCTTCGACTACCCCGTCGCCTGGAACATCCAGATCCGCACGAAGACCGAGGGCGTGACTTTCCAGCAGCTCCGGGCCCTGGCCGACGGCTACGACCTGCTTCGCCTGGCCATCGAGACCCGGAAGGACCAGCTCGACATCCTGAACTGGACCATCCGGGCCCGGGACAAGAAGGCGAAGGTGCAGCCGCCCCGGGCCAAGGAGATCGAGAAGTTCCTCCAGAGCCCTGACCAGGAGCACACCTGGGGCCAGTGGCTGCGGATCCTCCTCGAGGACCTCTACGTCATCGACGCCCCCGCCATCTACATGCGGCGCACCAAGGGCGGGCAGCCCTGGGGCCTGGAGATCGTGGACGGCGGGACCATCAAGCGGATCCTGGACGACTCCGGCCGCACGCCCCTGGAGGGCCCCGCCTACCAGCAGATCCTCAAGGGCGTCCCCACGGCGAACTACACCCGGCAGGAGCTGCTCTACGTCCCCCGGAACCTCCGGAGCAACAAGGTCTACGGGTACAGCCAGGTCGAGCAGGTCATCACCACGGTGAACATCGCCCTGCGGCGCCAACTCCACCAGCTCAGCTACTACACCGACGGCAGCACCCCCAACCTGATCTTCAGCGTCCCGAAGGAGTGGAACCCGGACCAGATCCGCCAATTCCAGGCCTGGTGGGACAGCCTGCTGGCCGGCAACCCCGAGGGCCGCGCCCGGGCCCGCTTCGTCCCCGAGGGCATCAAGCCCATCGACACGAAGGAGCAGGCCCTCAAGGACGAGTACGACGAGTGGCTCGCCCGCATCATCTGCTACGCCTTCAGCCTCAGCCCCCAGGCCTTCGTGAAGCAGATGAACCGGGCCACGGCGGAGACCGCCCAGGAGACGGCGAAGCTGGAGGGCCTGAGGCCGCTGCAGAACTGGATCAAGGGCGTCATGGACCGCGTGCTGCGGGACTTCTTCGGCGCCGAGGACCTGGAGTTCGGCTGGGTGGACGAGGAGGCCCTCGACCCCCTGGAGAAGGCCCAGGTTCACCAGATCTACGTCGCCGCCGGCATCCTCACCGCCGACGAGGTCCGAGAGGAGATGGGCCTGGAGGCCCTGCCCGAGCCCGACCCCGAACCTGCGCCCGTCGTCATCCCGCCATCCACGCCCCCCGACCAAGCTGAAGGGCAGCCTGCATCGCCCGGAGAGAAGGCCCCAACCGGGGGCCAGGGGGGCAACCCGTCCCAGGCGCCGGAGCCTGCCGCCAAGGCAGCCTGCTGCAGCCACCATGAAGGGGGGGCCGCGCTCGCCAAGGCCCGGCGTCCTGGGACATCCGCGAAGCCCATCAACCGTCGCCGCGGGGCCATCCTCCGCGCCGAGAAGAAGCTGGCCGGCAGGCTCAAGAAGCTCTTCCGGGCCCAGGCCGACGACCTGGCGGTACAGATCGAGAAGGCCATCGGGGAGCGCTTCGGCAAGGCCGCGAGCTCGGTGAGCAGCGAGGACCTCGACTGGATCGTGGCGCAGCTCAACCTCGAGGGCTGGGATGCCCTCACCCCCGCCGCGAAGACCATCCTGGGCGACATGGCGGAGAACGGCGGCGCCGCGGCCCTGGCCCAGATCGGCGTGAACCCCACCGAGGCCGCCAATGCCGCCATGGTGAACCAGGTCAACGAGGATGCGGTGGCCTGGGCCGACAACTACGCCGCCGAGCTCGTGAAGGGGATCGGCGAGACCACCCGGGACCGGCTGCGCAACGACGTGGCGGGCGCCATCGACCTGGGCCTCAGCACCGACGACCTGGCCGAGATCCTCGCGGACTCCTACAGCTTCAGCGACGCCCGCGCGGAGATGATCGCCCGCACAGAGGTGGCCCGGGCCGACGTGCAGGGCAACCTGCAGGCCTACTCGGCATCGGGGGTGGTGCAGGGCCTGGAGTGGATCGTCAGCAGCGAGGGCGGCTGCCCCATCTGCGAGGCGAACCTCAACGCCGTGGTGGCCCTGGGCCAAGCCTTTCCGTCTGGAGACGAGGGTCCTCCCGCCCACCCGAACTGCATCTGCGACGTGCTGCCCGTGATTTCCGAATCCCCAACTGACGAAGCCGCCTGAGAGGAGCCACCCATGAAGAAGTTCAAGATGTTCGCCGAGTTCACCAAGGTCGAGGAACAGGAGGACGGCACCCTGAAGGTGTCCGGCATCGCCAGCTCCGAGGCCGTGGATTCCGCAGGCGAGTCCATCACCGCCGACGCGATGAAGGCCGCCATCCCGGGCTACATGGAATTCGGGGCGGTGCGCGAGATGCACCAGTCCTGGGCCGCCGGCACCGCGCTGAAGTGCGAGGTAAACGCCGAGGGCAAGACCGAGTTCGAAGCCCTGGTGGTCGATTCCGAGGCCATCAAGAAGGTCCAGACCGGCACCTACAAGGGCTTCTCGGTGGGCGGCAAGATCACCGAACGCGACGCGGCGGACAAGAACATCATCAAGGGCATCAAGCTCATCGAGGTCAGCCTGGTGGACCGCCCGGCGAACCCCGAGGCCGTCTTCAGCCTGGGCAAGGTCGAGGGCGACGATGCGGCCACCCTGGGCGAGCTCCGGAAGTCCATGTGGGAGGTCAAGAACTTCGTCGAGATCCTCCAGAGCGTCGGCTGGATGGCCCAGTCCATCGCCTACGAGGCCGACTACGAGGGCGACAACAGCCCCATCCCCGCGGCCCTGCGGGACTGGCTCGCCGATGGCGCCGCCATCTTCCAGGCCATGGCCGCCGAGGAAATCGCCGAGCTCCTGGCCACGCTCCCTGCCGCGCCCACCGTCGAGGTCGTGGCGATGGCCGAGAAGCTGGCCAAGGGCGAGACCGCCGAGGACCTGGCCAAGGCCGGCGCCCGCTTCTCCAAGACCGTGAAGGCCACGCTCGCCGAGGTCCACAAGGCCCTGAAGGAGTGCGACGGCAAGATGGCGACGCTCAAGTACGAGGACGCCGCCGAGGAGGAGGACCAGGAGAAGGCCGCCGCCGCCGAAAGCCTCCAGAAGCTGGCGGGTGAGCTCGAGGAGGTCAAGAAGGCCGCCTCCAAGGTCCTCGCTGAGAACGAGGGCTTGAGCAGCAGGGTCGGAACGCTCACCACGGAGAAGGCCGACCTGGCCAAGCGCATCACCGAGCTGGAGGCCCAGCCCGCCCCTCCCAAGGGCGCCCTGAAGGTGATCTCCAAGGGCGACGACCTCGGCGGCCCCGAGGCCGAGGACACCCTCAAGAAGCAGGCCGAGGAAATCGACCGGCTCCCCCCCCATGAACAGGCCGTGGCTCTCGTCAAGGCCGTCCACAACAGCCACCGCACCGGCGGGCAGTAAACGACCGCCCCCACTCCCCGCCTGTGCGCGGGAAAGGAGAACCACCCATGCTCAACTTCACCCCTGAAACCCTGGCGCTGCTCAAGACGGCGCAGGCGGCCGCCATGACGGACGACCTGGCGAAGTACTTCGCCCAGCCGGGCTCCGCCACCACGGGCCTCCAGCTCTACGACCTCGAGGCCCCCTCGAAGAAGCTCTACCCCGTCATGACGCCCCTGCGGAACATGATCCCCCGCGACGCCAGCGGCTTCGGCACCCAGGCCAACTGGAAGGCCGTCACCGGCATCAACACCACCAACCAGCGCGCAGGCGTGTCGGAAGGCAAGCGCGGCGCCGTGATCTCCCAGTCGACCGCCGAGTACCTGGCCGCCTACCGGGGCTACGGCCTGGAGAACTACGTCAACTTCGAAGCCGACTACGCCGGCAAGGGCTTCGAGGACATCAAGGCCCTCGCGGTGGCCCAGCTGCTCGAGGCGATGATGATCCAGGAGGAGCGCCTCGACCTCTGCGGCAACACCTCCGTGGCCCTGGGCACCACCCCGACCCCCACCCTCGTCGCTGGCACCGCAGGCTCCATGGCCACCCATGCCGCCGCCTCGGTCATCTGCGTCGCGCTCGGCCCCCAGGCCTACCTCGACGTCGCCGGCCACAACGACGGCGTCACCGGCCAGGTCTTCGACCCCACCACCGCCCTCGTTCCCGGCGTGATCACCAAGACCAACGCGGACGCGACCACCGACACCTTCGGCGGCGGCTCCGCCCAGCAGAGCGCCAGCGCCACCGTGAGCGTCACCGGCCCCAGCGGCTCCATCGCGGCCACGGTCGCTGCCGTGCGCGGCGCCTGGGGCTACGCCTGGTACGTCGGCGCCACCGCCGGCACCGAGCGCCTCGCGGCCATCACCTCCATCAATTCGGTGGTGCTGACCGCCTACCCGGGCTCCGGCCAGCTCGCCTCCGCCCTGGCGGTGTCCGACAACTCCACCTCGACCCTGGACTACGACGGCCTCTTTGCCCAGTCGGTGAAGTCCGGCTCCAACGCCTACTACAACGCCCTGGCCACCGGCACCGCCGGCACCGGCACGGGCCTGACGTCGGACAGCGCCGGCGGCATCAGCGACTTCGAGACCGCCTTCGCCAGCTTCTACAACAAGTACCGCCTCAGCCCCACCGACATCTTCGTGTCGAGCCAGGAGTGCGTGAACATCACCAAGAAGATCATCGGCAACGGCGGCGCGCCGCTCCTGCGCTTCGCCCTGGACCCCAAGAACATCGCCGACGGCAACATCAGCGCCGGCGTCCGGGTCGGCGACTACCTGAACAAGGTGATGAACACCCGGGTGAACATCACGGTCCACCCCCTGATCCCGCCCGGCACGATCCTCTTCTTCACCGATCGCCTGCCGTACCCCCTGGCCAACGTGGCCCAGATCGTGAGGAAGAAGCTCCGCAAGGAGTACTACCAGATCGAGTGGCCGCTCAAGACCCGCAAGTACGAGTACGGGGTCTATGCCGACGGCGTGCTCCAGCACTACGCGCCCTTCTCCATGGGCGTCATCACCAACATCGCCAACGCCTGAGGTCCACCATGGCCAACGCTCGCCCCCGCCCCCTGTCCCCCCCCGCTGCCGCGCCCTCCGGCGCGACGGCTCCCCAGGCCCCGCCCGTCCTCCCCGAGGGCCACGTCGCCCTCGCCGCGCCCTCCGGCGCGACGGCGGTGTCCTGGCAGGGCGTCGAGTACCCGGTCCAGGCCGGCGTGCTCGTCGTCCCTGAGGGGGCGGAGGGCGAGCTGGCCAGCCACGGATTCACCAGGAAGGAGGTGTAGCCCATGCGCCACTTCCTCTGGACCTGGTTCCTCCTCCCGATCATCCACTTCCTCGTGGTGGGCTTCGCGCTGCAGGGCCTCGACTGGCTCGCCAAGCGTCTGCAGGCCGCCGCGGAGGAGATCAAGCGCTCCAACTCCATGGCCATGGCGCTCCCCGTGGGCGCCCGAATGGCCGAGTGCTCCTTCCAGGTCACCCGCGCCAACGGGGACATGGAGAAGCCAGTCACCCATCGCACCTACCGCAACCCACTCCTTCGATGGGGCTGGGCCATCACGCACGCATTCACCACCTAGGAGAACACCACCATGGCCACCGTCGTCACCAACACCGGCAAGGGCCTGATCACGGCCCGTTTCCTCGCGGCCGCCGCGGCCCTCAGCTTCTTCATCGGCTGGGGCACCGGGGCGGGCACTGCCGCCGCCACCGACACCACCCTCTTCACCGAGCAGCTGGAGACCGGCAACCGCGCCGCGGCCACCGTCAGCCAGGTCACCACGACCACCACCAACGACACCGCCCAGTTCGTGGGCACCCTCACCGCCGGCGGCGCCCGCTCGATCACCAACGCGGGCGTGTTCGACGCGAGCACGTCCGGAAACCTGCTCATGAAGGGCGACTTCAGCTCCGTGTCCCTCGCGACCGGCGACTCCATCGCCTTCACGATGAAGATCCAGTTCAGCTGATCGCGGGCTCTTGAGCCACAGGGCCCGCGGATGATCTGCGGGCCCTCTACTGAGGAGCACTCCGATGGGCATGGGCCAAGTTTTCAAGAACAACGCGGCGACCACCCTGAACGGCGCCATCACCAACTCGGCCACCTCCATCACGGTGACCAGCGGCGCCGTGTTCCCGGCCATCAGCGGGAGCCAGTGGTTCTACGCGACGATCACGCAGGCGGGCGCGGAGACGTCCTGGGAGATCGTGAAGGTCACGGCCGTCAGTGGCAATACCCTCACCGTGGTGCGCGGCCAGCAGGGCACCTCGGGCGCCGCCTGGGCCAACCTCGACAAGATCGAGCTGCGGCTGACTGCCTCGGACACGGGCCTGGCCCAGGTCGTACCCGAAGAGTTTGCGCTGACGGGCGACATCAGCCCGTCACAGATCACCGCCACCCAGAACGACTACGCCCCCACCGGGAACGCCACGGCCACCATCTGGAGGCTGAGTTCGGACGCCTCGCGGACCATCACCGGCATTGCGGGCGGGTCTGAGGGCCGGCTGCTCAAGCTGCTCAACGTCGGCAGCTTCGACCTCGTCCTGGGCCACCAGAACACGGGGTCATCCGCGGCCAACCGCATCCTCATGGCCCAGGGGCAGGACTTGACGATCCCCGCCAACGGAGCGGCCACGCTCTTCTACGATGGCGTCACCTCCCGTTGGCGGTGCATCACCCAGGCCGGCGCCGCGCCGTACGATGCCCAATACCTCGTCCTGGCCGCCAGCGCGAACCTCTCCAACGAGCGGGTGCTGACCTTCGGAGGCCAGTTCACTACCACCGACGGCGGCGCTGGCAGCACCTTCACCGTCAAGTTCACGGCCATCGACCGGGTGACGAAGACCGCCAGCTACACCGCCACCAGCGCGGAATATGGCTCGGTGATCGAGGTCAACAGCGCCTCGGCGACAACCCAGACCCTTCCGACCGCCGCCAGCATCACCGGGAAGACCATCAGCTACAAGAACGTGGGCGCGGGCCTCATCACGATGGCCACGACCAGCTCCCAGACCATTGATGGCGCCACGGCGGGCAACACCACCATCGGCCAATGGGACACACGGACCTTCTACAGCGACGGCACCAACTGGCTTTCCCAGGGGAGCCAGGCGGCGGCGCTCCAGGGTGCCTCTCCCACCGTCCAGGCCGGTGAACGACGCTACGACACCACGCTGGCTTCCCCGGCAAACGGCGCCGGCGGCGGCCTCCCGGTCTATGTCGGCGGCGGCATCTTCGCGGGCACCCAGACCACGGACCCGGCCACCGGCAGCTCGCCCTACGCCATCAGCCCCAGTGGCGTCGGGACCCGAACCCTCCCGGCCAACAGCCAGAAGGCGGGCTCGGTGTATGAGATCGAGGCCTTCGTCTACTACGGCTCCAGCCAGGCGCCGCAGTTCGTCCTGAAGTACGGGGCCAGCGATTCGACGGGCGTCACGATGGCGACGGGCGGGTACTACTTCCACATCAAGCTCCGGTACACCGTGCTGACGACCGGGGCAACCGGTTCGGCTCGAGTCATCTGGAATATCACGGCCTTCGATTCGGGCGGCGCCCAGACCGAGAACCGGAGCGGCAACGAGACCCTGACGATCAACACGACGTCCTCGCTGGCACTGGGCCTCGGGTCGACGGTCAGCGGCACGAACTTCGTCGACATGCTCATGCGGAAAGTCATCTAAGGAGCGCCCATGGCCCTCGAATACGATCTCCCCCCCAGCCCGGCGCCGCCGGTCCCCGTGCGGGTCCGCGAGCGGAAGAGCCAGGTCATCCTCCACACGGAGGAAGGCTCCCCCTACTCGGTGCAAGCCCACTACGAGCGCATCTACCTTGATGCGAACGGGAACAGGACGGGCCAGAAGGATCAGGCCGAGGACGAGGTGTTCCTCCTCACGCCCGAGTTCGTGGCCCAGTACCCCGACGCCGCCCGCATCGCCGGTGAGGTGTCGGCCTTCATCGACCAGGTCCGGGCGGACCGGCGCGCGGCCGCGGCCCAGGGGTAGGCCAACGACATGCT